CAGCCTTTTTCATATCAGCTTCCTTCTTCTCTGCCGCAGCCTTTCTCTCAGCTTCCTTGCTGTTGGCCACAGCCTTTCTCTCAGCTTCCTTGCTGTTGGCCACAGCCTTTCTCTCAGCTTCCTTGCTGTTGGCCACAGCCTTTTTCCTCTCTGCCGCAGCCTTTCTCTCAGCTTCCTTCTTCTCTGCTGCCACCTTTCTCTCAGCTTCCTTCTTCTCTGCTGCCACCTTTCTCTCAGCTTCCTTCCTCTCTGCCGCAGCCTTTCTCTCAGCTTCCTTGCTGTTGGCCGCAGCCTTTCTCTCAGCTTCCTTGCGGTTGGCCTCGACCTTTTTCCTCTCAGCCTCGGCGTTGGCCTTGACTTTTCCCTTTGCGTTCGCACTCGCAACTAATTCTTTCAGTCTATTTTTGAATCCAGGTCCATATGGTTCTTTAATTAAATTACTTCGAAGAGCGTTAGCTTCACTCTTGTATTGAAGAGACGTCATCGCATCTTCTCGAATAGCTCGCATCAATACATCGTTGATATTCGTTGTAGTCAATTCCTTGATGAACTGACGTTTCCGACTCGGAGACAAGTGTTGCAACGTAGTAATCTCACCCCGCGCTGCCTCAATCTCAGCCTTTTTCATTTGTGTTTTAGAGTTTTCATTCTTCGCCCTTTGGAGAACATTTACATAATTACCAGTATTCAATTCTTTGAGGAGTGCACTCTTTCGTTGCGACGACAGATGTACTAATGAACTGATTTGAGCCTTCTCACTTGGGTTATTGTTCCTCAATTGCATGACTTCTGCACTGCTCGATGCATTTTGAATTTTCTTTTTCATATTTGGATTTTTATATGTATTAGACACTTCCTTCTTCAATGCGTCCAGTCGTTGTCGCTGCACATTCTCTTCCACTTCCTTCTTCACAGTATTTATGTACGTGACGACCTGATTCAATGTTTTATCACGAATCGAACGTCCAAGTTGTCCTTCACTGAAGGCGAGTTTAGATTGTGCACCGGTTTTCGCGAGCTCCGACGCAGCCGTGGCGATGAGAAGCACCTTTTCGAGCTGTTCGGGTTCGCGGCCTGCAATTGTAGTGTAGTTCTTGATATCTGCCGACGTGAGACCCTTGATTTTTCTAATTTTTTTGCGCAGCTCGTCGACCCGCTTCGCCTTGTTCATCGCACCGGCATCACCCCTGATTGCATCGCGCTCGAACCTGTTTTTCTCATCTTGACTGAGCGTGCTGAGTTTTTTCAAAGTATTCGTCGTGCGTTGTCGATTGATGCCATACAACTTGTTCAGGATGGTCGTGATGTTTTTCTTGTCCGTGTCCGGGTCGAGGAAAAATATTTCATCCGTACCCTTTTTACGTAATATTTGTGAAAGAGCGCGTTCCATCTTTTTCGGTGCAGTTTTTCCATACATGTTCGCATACTTCTTGGACTCTCGATTCATTATCGATTTCAACGCACTGCGTTCCTGCACATTCGTCGGTGAAGTTTGAATATTCAAATAAGCTTTAAGAAGTTGTTGACGTTTGTCCGTGTTCATTCTTTGTCGTTCTGCGCGCACCTTGTTCTCGTTCACGTCGACACTTCGAATGAAGTTCTCGCTCACCAGGTACTTCTGCGCCAAGTTTCTGACGCGAATGTTTTCTTCTTTTTTCTTACGGATGTTCGAAGCCCTGAGTTCTTTCGCCTGTGCTTTCATGGTGTTTTGCGTCTTCTTGACTCCGGCGATGTTAAGGCGTTGTCCATTCATCACCAAGAAATCTGGACGCACCTCTGTTTTATTGTTCGTCAAAAAGCTGTTGACCAAATTGGCGTCGACCGTCTTTTTCACTTTACGCACCGCGGTGTTCTTGTAAAAGGCCTTTTTGTACGCCTCGGTATTTGAGATGTTTGGATTCTGCGACATGTAGTCTCGAACGTATCTCTCGCTGACTTGCGCCGCGTCGCTCAACTCCTTAACGAACGCCACGTTCTTCTCTTGGGATTCGAGCGCAGTCATTCGGTTCGCCGTGACTGGTCTGTACGTCATCGTCAATCTGTTCAGTTTCTGTGCAATCTTACCACCACCGGTCACGGCCACTTCGGCGGCGCGGGTCTTGACGTTCTCGTCGACCATGCGCTTGAAAGTGTTCATGAACCCATTTTGATTCAAGAAGTTGTTGTTTTGGTTCGCCAAGAATGCCTCGACGTATCTCGATGACACCCTACCTTCCTTCGACATTGCCTTTTTCTTAGCGTCCACGATAGCCTTGGCGTACTTGTCCGCGCTGTTCAAGTACACGAGTTTACCCGTGTACTTTTTGAGTTCCCGTGCCTGGCTGAAGGCATTCACGAGGGCGGTGTTGTTCTCTTGCAAACTCTTCACGTTGCGTCCCGTGTTCTTCAAGAATGCATTCGTGAACGGTGCCGGAATGTTTTTGTTCTTGGCGAGGAGACTTCGAACTTCGAACTCATCTTCGGGCACGTAGCGCACGTCGTTGCCGAGCAAACGCCTCTTCAACCCCGTGCGTCGCTGTTCCTCTTCCGCGAGCTTCTTGTCTCTCTTGACCTTGCTCATGAAATCAACCTTGTTCGCATTCTTAGCCTCGGCCACGTTCTTCCCCTGCAAGTACGCCACGACGTACGCCACGCTCACACCACCATTGCTCGCCAAAGCCTTGATATCTCTGTCATCCTTCGCCTTCTCGGCGCGTCGAAGACTGTTTTCGTACACAACGTCCGGAATGTACGCGACCGTCTTGGAACCCAAGAGGTTGGAGACTTTTTTATCGGCATCAATTTTTACACGTAATGCGTTTCGGTTCAACGTCTCGAGAGACGCCCCGGCTAAGTACTTATCGAGGTAATCCGCGGACACCCCGTAAGACGTGGCGACTTGTTTTCGTTGCTGGCGCTCGGTCGTGTTCAGTTCTCGCTTCGCTCTCATGTTTTCTTTGTTCGTCAGCATCTTTTTCGCGTTGGCCAAGGCTTTCTCGTACGTGCTCGGTGGAACGAATCGCAGGCGCGTGCGCGCGAGATTCGCAACCTCCCTGTCCGCGGCAATCTTCAAAGCCAGTGCGTTTCTGTTCAAGTTTTTGATACTCTTACCCACCATGTATTGGCGGATGTAAGACCTATCGACTCCGTACTCGCGCGCCAATGACTCTGGTGTATTCTCCATACGATTCGCCGCAATGTTCGCCCTCGTGTTTTCTTTGTTCTTCGGTGTCTTTTTCGCATTGGCCAGGGCTTTATTGTACATGCTCGGTGGAATGAAACTCAGACGCTTGCGGGTGAGATTCGCAACCTCCTTGTCCGCGGCAATCTTCAAAGCCAAGGTGTTCCTGTTCAAGTTTTTGATACTCTTACCCACCATGTATTGCTTGATGTAAGACCTGTCGACTCCGTACTCGCGCGCCAATGACTCTGGTGTATTCTCCACACGCTTGGCCGCATCGTTTGCACTCTCGAGAATTTGTTGACTTTCCACACGCGCACGTTCCTGCGCGCGTTTCATGTTCTCCAGCTCCTGCTCCGCGCGTTCAGCCCTCTTTATCAATTCCACGTCATCCGTGCTTTGGGCCGCGTTTTGGAGCGATTCAGCCACGGTTTCCGCCATGCTCACGCGTTGATTATGCAACGTCGTGATTTTCGTCTGTGCGTTCGACACCTGCGCAGAGTTCCCAGAGCGCGCCGCCGAGGACAACGCCGCAGTGGCTGCTTGCAGTTGTTGAGACAATTGACGCATCTCTTGCTCTTTTTTGTTTTGGTTGAGACGGCTCACGACGTTTTTCATGGTACGAACGTTTTCATTCGTGTTCACTCTCGGTGGACGACGTTTGATGGAATTGTAAATTTCATTCAAAAGTTGACGCTCTCTCAAATTTTTGATGCGGTTGTACGTGTTCTTGTACACGGCGTCGAGTTCCTCCCCACTCTTGCCACCAAACTGTTTACGCAATTCCGCACGTTTGGCGATCGTGTTCATCTTTTCGACGTCTTTCAAGAGTTCAGCTGTGATATTGTCCAGGTACGAACGACGACTACCCCGTGCAACGGTGTCGAGACGCGCGCGGTAAATATTCTTCTGTGTCGCCGTCAAGTTGGTTGATTTCAACTTTTCCAAGATGTCCCTCTTCTTCTTTTGGTACATCTCGTTTTGTTTCTCCGCCTTTGATTTGATTTCTTTCAGAGAGCTACGGTTGGACGCGAGATTATTATAGTAGCTGTTGACGTCTTCCACGGACAACGCCTTGAGACTGTCCAGATGACGTTGCAGTTCCTTGCGTTTGTCCGAACCACCACCACGCACGTTCGGTAATCGCGTCGGTTGAAACACTGGACGCCTGTTGTTTGTGTTTTCGTTGTTGTTCGTGTTTGCATTCCTCTGTAATCGAAGAACGGGAGCGGTCGGTCGTGGTCTGTTCACTACCTGGACCCTCGGCACCGACAACACTGGCCTTGGTTGTTCAACTTCGGGGGATTCACGAGACTTGATGAAATTGGGTACAAAACCTCGTTTGAATACAGTCGTGCGATTGTTCACGTTCACGCGGTTCGCACGGTTCATAGTATTCGTGAGGTTCACGCGGTTCACGCGATTCGCATTCGCGCGGTTCACGTTGTTCACACGGTTCGTGAGGTTCACACGGTTCACGTTGTTCACACGGTTCGTGAGGTTCACGCGGTTCGTGAGGTTCACACGGTTCACGTTGTTCACACGGTTCACGTTGTTCACGCGGTTCACGTTGTTCACACGGTTCACGCGGTTCACGTTGTTCGTGAGGTTTCCACGGTTCATCCCAAAGTTCGCAGGCGCAGACATGGTCTGTCTCGGCTTGGGCTTGCCAGTGGCCAGTCTGACAGGTTCGCGCACGCCCATGTTGCGTAAACGAGCAAAGATGGCGTCTCGGAGTTCATCTTTGGTATTTTTATCGTCGACGAGTGCCTCAACTTTGGTGGCGAGTCTCTTGATTTGAGCCTTGAGCGCGCTCTTATCGAACAGGCGTTCGTAGTCTGCCTGTGTCAGTGGAGACTTCTTATCTACCATGTACGTGCGGTCCTTCGACAACACCATAGGGGGCAACAGGAGCTTGCCCTGTTGGATGTTGGCGTACAGGTTGCAAATCTGTTTCCTGGAAATGTTGAGGGGGCGACCAACATTTTGTTCTACGCGTTTTTTTAGGTCTTCATAGCTGATGTTCGGGTCGCAAACATCCATGATTATAATATTACTTTACATTTTTTATCACATCGTATCCTACGTTAAACAACCTAACCTTCTCCTCGTACTCCATGTTGAAATCAAACACGTTCGCCTCACCCACGTTGATTTCCACGAGGTTGCACCCATGACTCGCCGCTCTGTGAGCTAATGTAGAACGTACGAGTGCTTCGACGAATTGCCTGGGTGTGTCTATTGAATCTTGATAGACATTTTCAGTCTTCAATACTATCACGGTCACTTCGTGTGGTTTCCTGCCTAAGAATGGAGACATCGGATACTTCTCCGCCACTCCTCCGTCCACATAGGTCCGGCCCTCAAACTTTCCGGCACTGAAAATCATGGGTATGGCGATGCTCATGAGCACGGCGTCTATGACTTTCATTTGTGGATGTGTGTCCTTTGAGAAATACTCGGTGCGTGCTGTGTTCAGACAGTACGCGCTCACGTAAATCTTCATCTCCAACTCCTCAAACGTGGGGTCTCTCCCGTTGCACATCTCCACCATGAGTGCGCGTATGGGTTCCATCGCCACGAACCCAAATTTGTTAATGAAACTCGCTAAACTCAACTTAACAAAATTGGGGATGTCCACTTCTAAACATTTTTCTAATATTTCATCCGTGGACATCCCGAGAGCGAGAAAGAGAGCTAATATGGACCCCGCGGATGCGCCAGATATTTCATGAACACCTTTGAGCCTTGGTTCCAACGCCTTGAGGGTGCCTATCATCGAATAGATGCCCATGGACGCCGGGCCGAGGCACAGGTACTTCATCCCTTTACTTAATAGAATTGAGGAAATTGCTTGCGAAGCGACGCAAAGACCAAGGCGAAGACGAGCGCGTGAGCCGTGGCCGACAACACACTGGTTTGACCGGACATGAACACGCCACCAGTGCCCGGCGGAAGGGTCAACAAGAGACCCGGGCTGAGAATCACGAACAACGCGGTCGTCACGATGAGGTCCGTCTGGGTGAGGACCAAGTTCATCGCGCGCGCCACGAGGGCGAACGCGAGGAAGAACACCAACGCGTGGAACAGCACGGCCATTTGACTGGTGGAACGGTCCATGAACTTGACGTTTTTGCCGGTGGTGGTGAGCAACATACCCGGGCTGAGCGCGAGAAAAAGGGCCGCGGGGATGGCAACTTTCGGAGACGTAACGTCGGGGAGCATTTGTTATATGGTGAGATTATTTATCTCGGTGTGTTCGACGACGAAACGAGCAAAGTCGTCAAAGGTGGCGCCTGGTGCAAAGTTCAAATACTTGAATTCATTCCACAACACACACCACCAGTACGTCACGTTGTCGAAGAAAGGCACTGGGCCATCGTACGGTTCTGTGTCTCTGTACTGATTGAAACAAAATTCCACGAATTCCGAGTACGTGCACTTGGTCAGCATGGCGTGTTCGAGAAATGCATCTCGCACGAGCATGCGCAGGAGGTCCCAGAGCTCCCACAGTTCTTCTGAATATTGGATTTCCCATTCCCATATATTCAGACGAAGGTCGTCTGTGTTGTTATGGTCGTCGTCGCCCCCACTATCGGGGTCTACGTCTAAACCCACCGAGGCTTCGTAGACGTATTGCGACCAGACCATCGCGATGTATTTAATCAGAGCTCTTTTCTTTTAAACCCGTGAGCGAAATGGAAGTGCTTTCCGTGGTGCCGAGTTTCTCCTGGATACCCTGCACGATGCGGTCTACCCTGGCCTGGTCGCCTTCAAAATAGTCCACGAGACCTTCGAGAAGGTGTTTTTTAGACATGACTTTCTTACGCGTGGTCTTTTTGAGTGCAATCTTTCCCTTTCGCAAGTTGATGGTGTCTATGCCCTGATTCACCATGGCGCTCTGCACCCGCACCTTCAACGCTTTCTCCGCCTGTGTTAAAATCTTAATGTCTGACTTCGCCTCGGTGATTTGTTTGTTCAATTCAACGAGGCGTGCGACGGTTTCTGAGAGTTCGTCTGATGACATGCGTTTATTACTAAAAGTCTACAAATCTTTAATTAGCACAAGTCGCGCTGCATCGTGTCCGCGACGATGGTGCTATTGTTCCAGATGTATTGTTGTTTCGGCGTGGCCGGGTCGGAACGGATTTGCTGGTTCGCGTTGCGAAGGGCACCTCCCACGGTCTCCGGGAACCCGATTTGCTGACGCGGTTCGAGGAAGTTTTGACCCTTAAGAATGTCTTCCGGGCTGAACTCACCGAACTCGCCCTGGGCGACTTCGCGCGGCAAGAGGGACGAGGCCAAACCGGTACCCGCATTCATCTGACAACCGTTCGCAACCGGCATCGCGGCGGCAGACGGTCCGACCGCGGTCGGGCCCACGTCCGCGAATTCGCGCTCCGTGAGCGTGTATTCGGACTTGCCGTTGTTCATGTTGAACAACAAATAAACGAGCACCGCAATGCTCACCAACATCAATAAATTTCTGGTGCGGCTGTTAACTTTCACCATCCTGCTTTATATTACTATTACATAATTTTTTTTATTCTGACGTCTCGTCTACTGGGGCCTCGGGCTCGGGGTCAGCCTCGGCCTCGGGCTCGGGCTCGGGCTCGACCTCAGCCTCGGGCTCGGGCTCGACCTCCTCTTCGTCGACGAAGGCGTACTCCTCTGGGTATTCAGACTTGATGGGCTCTGGATGGAGCTTGACCTGGACGACGTTGTAGGCTGGACCGAATGCGCTCTTGGCGAACCACATGCCGACGTATTCCAGAATCAATGAGCACTCCGCGCCTTCGGCAATGGCGGTGAAGTCGACGACCTCCTGTTCTGCTGAGAAAACCTTGGTCGGTGGGATGCGTTCAGCCACGAGCTCGGCGTCGCTGTACGCCGCCTTGAGGGCGTCCGTTGACTTCTCCTTACCGAACCATTCCTTGCAGTTTTCCTTTGCAGCCTGAAGATTTGCCTTGTTAATGGCGGCGATCTTTCGCTTATTGCCCACGGACACTGGGTCGATCGTGATGTCGGTGTCTGCGTTGTCGATGATGCGAACCTTGTTCAACTGGATGAAATGCTTCTTCTTGTCGTCCGTCGTGGCGCGCACGAAGTAGCATCCATCGTCTTGTTTGGCGGGGGTGTTGTACAGCATTGTATACCTAAATCACGAGGATAATCTTTAAATGAACAGACTGTCCTGCATGCCTATGAATGGAATCATAGCTGCACCGTAGAGGATGCCGTCTGGAATCCACCCATCTCTTTCCGGTCTGTAGCCATATAAAGTGCTTCGCAGATTGACTTCGTTCCACACGGACTGATTCACGAAATTAAGTTTATTCAAGTTGAGCGCGGGCTTGTAGTTCCATTCGTTCCCTATGTATCGCAACGAGTTGTTCTCGACCCATTTCTTCTTGCGCACGTCGAAACGCTGACGCCCGTTCGTCTTGACGAAACCTTTAATCTTCAGCGGCACCAAGGTGTTCACGCCGTACACCAACTGCCTCTTGAGCTTTTCCCCGTCGGGTTGAATCGTGTACTTTTGATACTTGTACGGGTCTTTCTGTTCCGCCACGCGCAAGTTCACTTTTCCATTCATGATCACCGTCTTCGTCCTGGATGGGAGTTTATTGATGACTTTGAAGTAAATGTCAAAGATGCTGTCCGTCGCCCTGAACGTCATCCCTTTCGAGATGGCCTGGGCGAGTTTGATGAGTCGCGCGCGGTCCTTGGCTTTCTTCTCCGGGCGTAAGTTTAACTCCTGCATGATGACCACGTCGTGAATGAGAAAAGCCTTGCTCGCGATGGCCACTCTCTTGTCGTGCACGATGGCGCCACTGTTCCTGTTGACGTACGTGATGCCCGTGGTTTGTTTTTTGAATATGACGTCAAACCCAAACTCCCCTGGGCGCATGAACGGCACGTCCAGGATGCCACCCATGCGTTGTTGCACAACCTTTCCCGCGGCGACGTCGTACCACCCCAGGTTCAGGTCGAGGGCGAAGAGCTCGACGTCGGTGAGCACGTTGCCCTTGCTCACGTTCGTTCCAGATGAGAGCTTTTTCTTCTTCATGAGCGTGTACCTCCTGACGAGCCACGGCCCTTTCTCTGTGAACGAGACCCCCAAAAACTTTTTCAACTTGGAGCGATCCATCTGAATCCTCTCTTTGATGACTTTGTTGAAACGCACGCAAATCTCACCGAGCTTGTCCCACATGATGAGTTTGATGCCCTGTAATTTCCCAAAAAATCTGGCGTCGTACTTCATCCTGGGTGCGAACTTGGTGTCGATGTCCGACGTCACGATGCGATCCACCCTGGGGAGTTGCATGTTAAACGCATCACCACCGGAGATGACGAGGTCGCCCATGGGTTTCATGTGTTCGGAGAGTTCGCCTATGATTTTATACACGATGTCTCGCACGGTGTCCGTGACGTACACGTACAGCATCTCTTTCAGATTGGCATCTTTGTGTCGCGTCGACAGGCGTTTACGGAATTCACGCACCTTGCCCTCATCGTAATATTTCAACAGAACCTTGTCCCCTTTACACAGGTTCTTTAACAAATATTTCCTGATGGTGTCCTCGGTGTACAACCTCGTATCCATATTATTATGTGTACATAAATTAAAATGCAGCTCGCGTGCGACGTCATAGACAACTGTCGGTGCTACGCGAAGACGCCCACGAGTCCACAGTTCTGTGGCGCCAGGCACGGGCCGAACGTGGACCCGTGTCCTCCCGCGTGTTGCGCTGGTGGGTGCAGAGGTCCAGAACCGTTCGCCATACTGAACGACGGCATGTCTCAAAAGACTGGGTCATTCTGGCTGGTGTTCGTCGCACTCGTCATTTTGGTCATACTTTCGACGATTTTAATGGCTTAAAGAATCGAGACGAGAATTCAATAAGAAACAAACCAAAGATGCAAGAAGAAATTGAAGCCCTTCGCAACGACATCAAGAGCCTCACGAAGATTGTTCGCAAGATTAAGGCGAAGCTCGACGACCCGGACGGCGAGAAGGCCAAGGCTCGCGTGGCTAACAACGGTTTCAACCGCAAGCAAAACATCTCCGATGAGCTTCGCGCGTTCATGGGTTTATCCGCCGAAGAACAAGCTTCTCGCAGCGAAGTCACCAAGTTTGTCACCAAGTACATCACGGAAAAAGGTCTCAAGCATCCGGAGAACGGTCGCCAATTGGTTTTGGACGACACCCTCCGTTCGCTCTTGAAGCCGCCGGCGGATGTTCAAGTCACGTATTTGAACTTGCAAAAGTACCTTTCCCCGCATTACATCAAGTCGGCTTAAAAATAAAATAATATTGTAATGTAATGTCCAACGTTGACCGAAATTATATCGAAAAACTTGTTGGTACAAAGATTGGAGACCTATCTCTGTACCAAAAAGCCTTTACTCACAAGTCTGCGTTGAAACAATACGAAAACATAGAACACTCGTACGAAACCCTTGAATTCATAGGCGATAGCGTGCTTGGTTTTGTCGTCACGAAGTGGTTGTTCGACCGGTATGAATCCCAACAAGAAGGGTTCTTGACCAAGGCGCGCACGAAACTCGTGCGCGGAGAGACCTTGGCCGCCATCGCGCGTAAACTTCAACTGCAGGACGTGGTGTTGATGGACGAGAAAGGCATGCGAAACAAGTGGAATAACAACACGAAGATACTCGAAGACGTGTTCGAGGCCCTGTGTGGTGCTATATACATGGACCTCGGCCTCCTACACACGAAGGAATTCATCCTTCGCATCTACGAGGACCCATCGTTCGTGGACATGCAGTGCCTCCTCGTGGACGACAACTTCAAAGACCACCTCATGCGGTACTGTCAGACGAACAACTTCCCCCTCCCCGAGTACAGAATCACCGACCACACCGATGGGGTGTTCGTCATCGACGCCTACGTGAACGACGCGTTCCTCGGACGAGGGTGGGCCAAATCCAAAAAACAGGCGGAACAGAACGCCGCGAGAGCCTTTTTTAGTTAAAAGTAGTATTCATTCTTTCAATAAGTGCGATGCATCCGAATGTGAAAGCCCTCCTCGAGCGTGAATATGCAGCACAAAAGTCAGAGGAATGGCTGGCATTGCGTGGGAAGATGCTCACCGCGAGCGACGCCGCCACCGCCATAGGATGTAATAAATACCAGACGCCACATGACTTGTTGTTGAAGAAGTGTGGCGTCGGGGAAAAGTTTACTGGAAACGAAGCGACCAGACATGGGGAGAAATACGAAGACGAAGCGAGAATACTGTACGAAGAACGATACGGTGAAGTCGTGCACGAGATAGGATTGGTGCCCCACCCCGTACACTTGTGGCTCGGGGGGTCCCCTGATGGGGTCACGGAGAGTGGGAAACTCGTGGAAATTAAGTGTCCCATGATGCGCGAAATCAAAGCAGAGGTGCCAGAACACTACATGCCACAACTGCAGCTGTGCATGGAAATAATGGATCTCGAAACGTGTCATTTCATTCAGTACAAACCAGCGGATTTCAACTGGCCAAAGGGGGAGGAATTCGTGGTCGTTCAAGTCGACAGGGACCGCGGGTGGTTCGAGACGAACCTCCCCATCATGCGCGCGTTCTGGGACAAGGTGCTCTATCACCGAGAACACGGCATCGAACCACCACCACCGAAGACGACGCGTCCGCGTAAACCCAAGCCCCCAGCGGAGTGTGAAATCATAGAACCCTCGGATGAGGAGGATGACTTTTTTTTCTAGCCCTTATAATAAAAAACGATGATGATGAAACGCATTGGTTCCCGCGCCGAAGTCATGCACGGCAGCGCGACGATGACCGAAGGTGGTCTCATGAAGAAGGATTTGTACCTCGACCCCAACGATGGCCGCATCAAGAGCAAGAAGGCGCACGCCGCCGCGATGGCGCGCATGAAGGCTGAAGGTAAGGCGCACTTCGTCAAGGTGTGGAAGCCCAAAGGCGTGAAGAAGGATGGCGAGGTCAAGTTGCAGGCCAAGGAGGGTTCGAGCGAGTACGACCGCAAAATGAAGCAGTTCAAGCGTTTGCAAAAAAAACTCTGAGCACATAGTAATACATGATGACTCTCGCATTGTGGGACGAAGCGGTCGCCGAGGCTAAGAAGCAGATGGGTGTGAAGGATGCGTTCGTTCGCATCGAAGGTAAGTTATTAAAAAAGTGTCAGCTCATCTACACCGCCTTGGTGGCGGGTACTAAATAGAGAACTGGAACCCCTTGAGACGTTCCGGTTCAAACACTTGCAACTGGTGCAGCTTCCACGTGACGCCAAATTTCCGGTTCAAGAAATACACAGAACACATCTCCACGATGGGTCTTCCTGAATTTCTTGAATACATACCGTGCGTCACAGCCTCCTTACACAGACGCTCCTTGTTCGCGTCGAACACATCCGCCTTCATGACGTCGTTCATGTCCGTGTCAACCTTGACGCGAAACTTTGGCGCGTGTCCCGGGTTCTCCTTGATGTTCGAGTTGAACATCGGAAGCAGTTCCTCCTTGGTCATCGGTTTTTGAAAAATGTCCTGACTCTGCGCGACGACGGCGTCGATGACCATGTCTTCCACGTCGCGGAGGGTGTTGTAAAACTTTTGAACGTAACCACCTTCCTCGTCCCAACCAGTCAACGCCAAGTCCAAAGTGTACTTGGTGGGACCGACCTCGGGTGTGAATCCACAGATACCAAAGGGCATGTACAAACGCGGGGCTTGCGTGCGAAGATGTCCACCATCCTTGTTGGTGATGACAATCTTCTTATTCTTATAGCTACCGATGTCGATGTTAGAGCACAACTCAGTGAACTTCATATTAAATAAATCAAATCATAACTTTAAGCAGAACACGCGACGCAATCGGGTTCGATGTCGAGCGAGAACTGGATGGGCTTCGCCTTGGCCTTCGAGCGCAGGTAATACATGCCCGTCTTCAGCCCTTTCTTCCACGCGTACATGTGCATCGACGACAACTTACTGAACGTGGGACTTTGCATGAAGAGGTTCATGCTCTGGCTTTGACACACGAAGCGTCCCCGGTCGGCAGCCATGTCGATGATGCACTTTTGGGAAATTTCCCACACCGTTTTGTACCTGTTCTTGATGTCGTCGGGAATGTTTGAGATGTTCTGGACCGAACCATCCGCCTTGATGAGCAGGTCTTTCATCGCCTTGGACCACAGACCCAACTGTTTGAGGTCCTCCACCAAGTGTTTGTTCACGACGACGAATTCTCCCGCGAGCGTGCGTCGGAGATAGATGTTCGTCGTGTACGGTTCGAAACACTCGTTGTTCCCTAAAATTTGCGCCGTGCTCGCCGTAGGCATGGGCGCGAGGAGGAGGGAATTTCTGAGACCATCGAGTTTGATACGTTGACGCATCGCGTCCCAGTCGTACATACCACTCAACTTGGTCTCCCCTTGCCACATGTCGAACTGGAGGATGCCCTCACTCGCGGGACTGCCCTTGAACGTGGGATAGGGGTGGGACGCCTTCGCCAAATCACAACTCGCCTCGAGAGCGGCGTGATACATCGTCTCAAAGATGTAGCTGTTCATCGCCCTGGACGCGTCGCAATCGAAAGGCAACTTACACATGTTGAACGCATCCGCCAAACCCTGGACCCCGATACCGATGGGTCGATGGCGCACGTTGCTCTGTCGGGCGTTGACGGTTGGGTAGTAGTTTCGGTCGATGACTTTGTTCAAGTTCTTCGTCAAGACTTTGGTCACTCTGTGCAACGCCTCGTAGTCGAACGTGTTATTCTCCGCGTCGACAAACTTCGGGAGCGCGATGGACCCCAAGTTGCACACCGCGGTCTCGTCCTTGTCCGTGTACTCCAGAATTTCCACGCAAAGATTTGAACTCTTAATGACGCCTAAATTCTTTTGATTGGACTTGGCGTTGCACGCGTCTTTGTAGAGCATGTACGGCGTTCCCGTCTCGGTCTGACTCTTCAAGATGGCTTTCCACACGTCGGCGGCGTCCACGGTGCGCTTGGCCAATCCCTCCTGTTCGTACTTTGTGTACAACTTGTCAAACTCGTCGCCGTAGCAATCCGATAACCCTTTCGCGGTGTCTGGGCAGAACAGGGACCATCGACCACCTTCCTCGACGCGTTTCATGAACAGGTCTGGAATCCACATGGCCGTGAACAAGTCGCGACATCGCGATTCGTCATCACCCTGGTTCAGACGTAACTCGAGAAACTCCATGACATCGGCGTGCCACGGTTCGATGTAGATGGCGAATGAGCCTTTCCTCTTACCAGCCTGGTTCACGTACCTGGCCGTGGCGTTGTACACGCGGAGCATGGGAACGATGCCATCGCTGCGTCCATTGGTGCCTCGAATGTGCGACCCACTGGCACGCACGTCGTGAATGTGCAATCCAATGCCACCGGCCCATTTACTGATGGCTGCGCACTCGTGCAGGGTGTCGTAGATGCCGTGAATGCTGTCGTCTTTATTTGCCACTAAAAAGCACGAACTCATTTGTGGTCTGTGCGTGCCGGCGTTGAACAGGGTCGGGGTCGCGTGGATGAAATAGCCTTGACTCATGAAATTATACGTCTCCAGGATGGATGGGAAATCCTCCCCGTGCACGCCTATGGCCACGCGCATGAACATGTACGACGGGGTTTCGCAAATTTTTCCATGTACTTTTTGGAGGTAGGACTTCTCCAGGGTTTTCAGTCCAAAGTAGCCATAGTCGAAGTCTCTCTCGGGCTTGATGTAATCGTTCACGAGTTCCGCCACGCGGACAATCTCGTCGGTGACCACACCCCCCTCGTGCAAAGCCTTCATGGCGTCGACGAAGGTGTTAGGCGCTTGCTTCTGAATGTTTGAAGCGACGATGCGCGTGGCCAAGACTTCGTAGTCGGGGTCGCTCGTGATCATGCCGATACAAATCTCGGCCGAGAGCGTGTCCAACTCCTGGGTCTTGATGCCGTCGTACATGCTGCTGAAGACTTGTTGCGCCACTTTGGTGGGGTCGACTTCGGGTGAGAGTCCATGAATCAGGTTGGAGATACGGGTGGTGACTTTGTCAAATTTCATGTCTTCAACGCGACCATTTCTCTTGGTGACTCTCATCCTCGGGGGTGGGGGTGTTGTATAATTAGGGTACGAATTTTTTAATTACATTTCAAATCACTCGCGCGAATGGTGACCGCACCGGCTACTTCTTTCTTACGATTGGATTGCATGAGGTACGTGTTCACGAAGAACGGACCGTCTTCCCCGGGCTTCGCCACGGGTGCGTACGAGTTCACGAAACAGGCCGGGGCTTGACACGGCTTGACCTCGACGTTCTGGGGCTTGTTGGCATAGGTCTCGTCGAAGTCGGCGAGCTCCATGATATTATTTAATAGAAGTAAATATTATTTTCCTCGGGTATATTAAATGTGTGACAACGTCCAGCTGAACACAATCAAACAGTGCGCGACACCCCTGAACACCCTGTACTTCAGCGACTTTAATCGGGACCTCCTTCAACGCGGGATTCGTGAAAAGTTCAAGCAAATCACGGGCATCAAGATTGATTATCAGAACGACGACGACCTCAAGACCCTCATGCGTTACGTGTTCATCAACAACGCCGGCGACCATTACGGCGACGTGAATAGCCAAGTCCGCGCCATGAACACGGTCGTCATCGACACCGCGGTCGGCCAAGTGAAGACTGGCGTGGCCCAGTACCTGGCCTATCTCAAGGAGATTGACACGGCGACCATCCCCATCGACCGACCGGAAAACACCTCGCTTTATGGAAAAAAGAAGAATTACGCCAACATCATCAAATTGTGATCGTCACAATTCGACGCAAAAACATGAACAAAAACGCGTGGACTCAGAGCGAACACACTCGATTTCTTCTAGGGTTGCAAATCTACGGTCCGGGGAAATGGGCCAAGATTTCCAAGAAATACGTGCTCACCCGCTCACCCACGCAAGTCGCGTCGCACGCGCAAAAGTATCACGCGCGCCTGGTGAAAGTTGGACGACGGCGTAAGAGTATCTTTGACCCGCCGACCATGCATAGACCAATAGCCACCTATCCTACCAAGGATTGGTATAAAAAATATTGTATTAAGTAAAGAGCAATGCTGCTGTCTGATGAAGATGCCATGAATAAACTGAACCCCTATGTCCTGTTTGACTTTTCACTCCCAGGAAGCGTTCGACAGACCCCCGATTTCGCCGACCATGGCAGAGAGGTTCACGGTGGGCGCGACGTCGAACGAACGTCGCCCCTGAGCCCCATCTGCGACGTGGCGTCCACCTCCGGCGACCGCACCATTGACTTTTGCAAGGGTGGTCGCGAACCATCGTGTCCGCTGACGCGCCCCGCGTACCCGCGCAGACGCATCGACACGTGTGCTGCGAAGACCTCGAGCACAGGACGTGTCCGCCTACCCACCACCACGAAGGATGTGAACGTGGTCATCCCCCTTCTCGTCGTGTTGCTCATGATGGGGTTTATTTTTATTCGAAAAGGTTAACGACGTTATAAAATTTCTCGAGTCTGCGCGTATCGGTGCAGTGATAGATGATTTCGGGAAGCACGTCCATGCAAAAGTCGACCACGAGCGCGCGCTGCCAACTGCGACGAAGATTGACGTACGGCGGGGTGAACGTTGGGTCTAATATTTTGGATGCGCACATGAGTCGAGTCGAACACTCCACGTTTTCGATGACGATTTCGCACATTTTCTGCAACACCTCGGTCGTCTTCTCGACCATGCTGTCCAAGAACTTTTCCAAACGAATGTTTTGTTTCAGCGAGGTGATCTCCACCCAGTCCCCTTTGGGTGTGGTGCGAAAGTAATCGACGAACGTCTCGTAGCGGTTCTCGCCGACCACGTACTTGGCGTACTCAACCTCCACGAAATCAGCACCGAGCTCGACGTCGTTGATGAATTTAGCAGACCGAAGGAAACTCATGCTTTATTACAAACCATACTTTTTAAGTTCCTTTGGTGTGGGATTCCAATTTTTGTCAGTCAGCAGACGCTCGACCAGACGTTTCTTCTCTGGACATGCCTATATAGATGTATGCGAAAAATCATTGCATACATATATACAAACATGGTCGCTGCCACTCTCCCGAAGAAAATCATGGAAAAGATGACCAAACGAGAACTGGACAAATACGCGAAACTTCGGAAAGAGCTCGACCTTCTCGTGAAAGTCATGAAGAGAGCGCAGCAGAAGGCGAGCATCTACGCGGACAAGTTGGCGAGGATGAAAACTGTTCCAACGGACGCGCAGTTAATCAAGGTTGCAAAGCTCGTCGATGCTGGTATGAAGGCTGAATACTTTGCGTTCAAGAAATCTGACGAACTCACCAAGTTTACTAAAAAAATGCGTGCTAAGTAATAAATACAATGAGAAACTCAGTCTTGATGGAAGCGGTGGTCGTCGGTGTCATGACATCGGCGACGTACTTTGCCCTCATCCAGCTCAACACGGGTCTCACCACCCCGTGGCTCCTCTTCCTGACCGGTGCTCTCATCCATCTCGCGTTCGAATTCGCGGGGATGAATGAATGGTGGTGTAGACAAACGTATAAATAATATCGTGTATTTTAATAAGAACAATGCGTGCATTCATCCCTGCCCTTGCGATCACGGGCACGAGTCTGTTGTGTCCCAATTTGAAAAGTTCAGGAGAGGGGGTGCCCTTTCGCCCACCGGGGTGGGTGTTTGGTGTGGTGTGGCCCATCCTCTACGCGACCACGGGCTACGCGTGGTACCTGAGTAAACAGGACGTCCTATTCACAGCCATAACGGCTCTATGCTGCCTGTGGCTCATCGCGTACTCGTGCACTAAAAACAAGGACAAGGCCCCCTTGGTGATCGTGAGCGCGGCGGTGGCCACGTGGTACACGGTCGCCCAGCTCAAGGGTCCGGCCAGAAACTACACCCTCCCTCTCGCGATGTGGTTGACTTTTGCAAGTTATTTAAATATTTACGAGCAGTACTACGCATGAAGACGTTCACGTCCGTGGACGGGGTGAAAATTCACGTCGGTGAGAACGCCAAAGACAACGATCGACTGACGGAATCGTCCTACGGCCGAGAGTGGTGGATGCACGTCGCAGGGCACCCAGGCTCTCACGTCGTCATCGCGTGCGAGGACGACGTCGTGCCACGGGAGACGAAGCGCGACGCCGCGGTGCTCGCGGTGCGCCACAGCAGGGCACCCCCCTCGAAGATGGTCAAAGTTCACATGTGTAGGGTCGAAGATTTAGGTATCGGAAGGGCTTCGGGACAGGTATATTTAGATGGTGAAACTGTCGAATTGACTATTTTTATGGGAAGGGAGGGGGGTCGGCTCGAGAGACTTTTAAAGACATGACGTCAGTTCGCGACGCACGACATGTATTCGTCGATCGCGAACCAGTCGTTCAGCTTCATACTCACGGTGGATGACTTTAGGAACATGTTCCCCGAGGAGACGCGTCCGTCGTGGGTGAAGATTACCACGATCACGATGGTCGCCAAGTTCGGTCAACCCGTGGATCTCGAGAAGCTCCGAGAGGTGTTCGGTCGCGTCGAACACTTGTCGTTTCAAAGAGAGGGCGCCGTTGGATCTGATTTTCAGTGGTCCATAAAAAATACCACTTTTTACAATCAAATAACATTAGTGTATAAAGACCCATATTCCACTAAGAGTGTGAAAATTTTCCCCAATGGGTCCATCCAAGTCGCTGGGTGCTGCGACCTTTTCGATTGTCAGCGAGTGATCGCCCAACTTAAACAACTTTTCAAGACGTACCTCGACATGGAGTCGATGATAAAGGACGACGACTTTCGAGTCGTCATGATAAACAGCAACTACAGTCTGAATTATCACGTCAACCTGATGTTGGTAGCCAGACACTTTCAAAACCATGGAAACACGTTTTCAGTCAGTTTCCAACCGGACAAGTATTCGGCGGTGAAAATAAAATTCAAACCGTTCGAAGAAGCGAAAGAAATCACCACATCCATTTTCTCCACGGGTAAAATAATCATCACCGGTGCCGAGACCCTGAAAGAGGTTGCCTATGGATACAACATCGTGTGTCGACACATCGACCGATGCGACCAAAACATTCGCGTGTCGCCGACTGACGTCCGCGACTCGTTCGACACTTTCCTTGGATACAAATGTAACAGTCTTGTACATAAGTTGCACAGCATGGGTTTTGAATCATGGCTTCAAACGACTCGAAACAATCGTATAAATTTTCTCCTGTAATAATAAATACAATGTCTCAACGCCTGGGAATGGCCGACGGCCGATGCTTCACGATTCACTCCTCAGCGCAACTCGTGAACAATTACATCATGAAACAAAACGGCATCGCTCTCGAGGACAACTACACGTACCGCCAGTTGTTGCAAAAGAGCGGTCCGGAAGTGCTCGCGAAAGTCCAAGGCTTGCAGGGCGCACAACAGTGCAACCAGTGCAACACGCCGTTGTTGAACGTCGCGGATATTTATTAAAAAAAGTTTAGGTAGGTACATGTAGTAATGACATGTTCTATATGTCTCAACGAGGTGAAGGCCACCAGGAACAACGCCATCCGTTGTGGACATATATTTCACGCGTCGTGCATCGAGCGATGGAAGGCGCAGGGTAAACACACGTGCCCGGTCTGTCGAAAAGTATTCGATGTTTCCCAATTTAGCATAACATTGCAAGTGACGAATAACTTCATCGCTCGAACGTCAAACGTCGTGCACTTGAACGACGAGCAGGTGTTCAGTGTCCTCGACATCTTCGATGTGTCCTTCGAGGCGGAGACTCAGGACGACCTGGACTCACTTCTGAGAGACTTTGGGGTGAGTCTTGCCGACCTTGATGCCGCGATCCTTGACGCAGAATGACGAACAGAAGTTTGAGTAGTTCAGACCTGGGTAGTTTCTTGCCGCCTTGCGAGGGTCCTGAATCATCTTCCCCTTGGCGTCCACGAGGAGAGCGCCACCGTCGCTCCACCCCCTCTTATGGGACCACAAGTTGACTTTGAACACGATGCGCTTGCCCTCTTTGAACCCTCCAGCCTTGGTCGCGGCGTTGGCGATGCGCGCCTGTGGTACCTTGAAAAACGCAGCCACACTCTTCACGGTGTTGCCGGGTTGGACTTTGTATTCACAGAGCCCGTGTTGTTTGTAAAAGTGAAAGTCGCCTTGAGGTGACGTGAACATCATGATTTTGAAAAACCCTTTTTTACATCGCAACACGGGGTTAACCTTGTACACTTTTCGTGGGTTGTCCGAAATGACGCGTTCGGGAAGGCCTTTGCAATGCGTGTAGTTGTGATACGTGTTCGACATGCCGCTTCGGTCTCCTGGGATGCTCTTTTGCCAACGGTACGTTTCAGGATCGTTGACGGCGTAGGCGTAGCAGTTGTTCGAGTTCTTGTATTTGTTCCACAAACGCGTGGTAAATTTCTTTTCAGAACCACTCAGTGGAAGGACCATTTTATTATCTGTGTACATAATAAAATGCTCAGAGAAATCTCTAAGACTGAAACGAAGTCGGATATGCTCACGGAAGTCCTCCTCTACACGCTGATCATTCTCATCAGCACCTTCCTCTTGCGCGTGTTGTGGAACCGTTCGTTGGTGAAGCACATCAGCGTGTTGAAGCCCATCGAGACGATGTTGGACGCGTTCTTATTGTCCGTGTCCCTCATGATCATTCGAGGGTGTTAAATCCCGTGGTCATGTCACCGTTCGGGTGCTTAATAGTCGGATAGGCCTTGACACCAGCGGGGCACGTCCCTTTCTTCGAGCAATCCACGAATTCATGGGAAATATTATTGTCCTTCATGACGTCGAGTTGCTTACGAGTCCATCCACATCCCATGGTCCCGTAAACAATGTAGTCTCCGTTTTTCTTCGCAGCGGTGGTGGTGGCGTTCTTCATGGAGCACAAAATGTACGCGTCGATGAGGAGCAGAATGATGAGGGCAATCATGGTATGTTGTAATTACACTAGAAAATTATTTATTCTTCGTCTACGATTTCATCGTCGTCATCCACTTCATTGGACGGTTCGGGAAGGTCGATGCCCTGGAACGCGAACGATGGCAACTTGGCAGATTGTTCGACGAGCGCCTGTGAGAGGCGAATAGTGACACCAAACTTATTGTCGATGAACCAGATTTGGTTCAGGTCGACGATGGTGTGCACCTTGGCACCCTTCTCGACGTTGTCAAGGGGGATGCTCTCGCGGTTCATGTTGTAGCTCTCCGGGACGAAGGTTCCATCGGGCTTGGTGAGAATCTTCAACTTGATGGTCGCCGGGTACTCAGGCTTCCCCACGCGCACCAACGGCTTGTACAAGGCTTGCTTGAGGACTTCGACGTTGAATTCCTTCCCAAGCCATTCCACGGAGTTTTCCGCAACCTTGTTGACGATGAGTTCGTCGAGCTCCTCGAACGTCTTACGAAGTTCGACGGCTTCCGGGACGTCCGTGTCGAAGGCCAGGTCGAGGCTGTACGACGTCTTCCCCGTGCCCTCGTCGGTGAACGCGGAGAGGCCGTACGGGCATCGAAGTTTCGGAAATTGAATGAAGATTTTGTTATTGCCACCCTTGTTGAGGTAGACCGTCTTTCCGCCGTTCTTGTTCTTTTTCATCTTAGAGAAATCGACATCAGAAGCCTTGAATTCGGAAGCTTGGGTGATTGCGAGTGACATTTTTATTGTTTTGCTTGTATACCTAAGTACCGCGGATTAACTTTAACCCAGGGGAAAAATATATTTCTTTAATGTATACATACTCAGAATGTCGGCCGCGATCATTATGGCCATGCTTGGATGCTCGTGCTCGTCCGCCGCGGGCTTATTCTACACGTGCACCGATGGTTCGCTGCAACTGTCGAACCTCAGCGCGAATAGCTGTTTGTCGTTCCTCACGTCGAACGCGACGCCGACGACCACTACCGTCGACATGGCCATCAATTGCCAATACATCACGGTCGAACAGACCACGTCAAACGCGATCTCGCTCTCGGACATCGAGGTCTACGACCTGTCCGGTACGAGCCTCATCGTGCACGCGGCCACGGCGACGGAGCGCGCGTCTGCGATAGAAGGTGCGACGACCGCTAACGGTCTCGCCAACTTAATCGACGTCGAGACGGGCACGGCCACGCTCGGCACGGCACCGGCGGTGGCCGCCGATGCCACCGACAAGGCAAAGGTGGTCTTAGACCTCGGTGGTCTCAAGAAGGTGCACAAAGTGGTCTTGACGAACACCGCTACCGCAGCGAGCCAAGTCAACATCGCGGGCGCGAAACTCGTGTTCAGTGGGAACGAAGTGGGCGACGCGGGTGCCGTCGCCAAGAAGATAATCGCGACGTCGCCAGTCATCGACTTCGCCGCGGCCAACTACACGTACAAAATCACGAGCGACGCCTATGAAAAATGGAAATAATTTCACAGGGTAATACAGATGTCCGTCGTGCTCGTGTTTGGTCTCATGGGATGTGCCGCGTCCTCGGCGGTGGGACTCGCGTACACGTGCACAGAAGGCAGTTTCGACCTGAGCAACTTGAATACCAACGCATGTTTTTCATTCACGGGCACGGAGTGTGTCCCTGAGTGTCCACCATGCGAACCAAGCCCGGTGCCAGTGTTGTGCCGATACATCGACGTCAAGCAGACGACGTCCAACACGTTCATCCTTTCCGACATAGCAGTCGTCGGCGGGGAGACGGGCGTGACGAATCTCATCAAGAACATGACTCCAGCGGCGTCCATCGTGGGCGTCAACAACTCTACACTCATAGACGCAGAAGAGGAGACCGACGCACAGGCGACGTCGTCGTTCACGCTCGATTTAGGCGCGGTGCGTGAAGTCCTCGAGGTGACGCTCACGAACACGAGCGATGTCGCCCATCGAGCTGACGTGTGTGGTACGAAAATCATCCTTCGACGACCTCTGTACCAGGGTGAGACGAGTACGTCCACGGCTGTCAATCTCGAGGAATCTCCAATCATTCAGAACGTCAGAAGCACGTACACGTACACCACAGGGACCTTGTCCTGGAAATAAAATTTTTCTACGCATATATTAAAATGGCATTGTTCAAGGATTGCGGCTGCGGCTGCAACGGCGAAAAGCAACAACAAAAGCTCGTCATCAGCGTCATCTCCGCTTTGACGTTTTTCATCATCTCCAACCCACAGACGTACATGTTGACCCGTGGATTGTTGGGCCAAGGTTTGGCCAGCCCGAACGGGTGCCCGACGATGTTGGGCTTGTTCGTTCATACCCTCGTGTTTCTTCTCGTCACGTGGGGTATGATGAATATCAAGCGCGAGTCTAGAACTCCTCGTCAAAATTAATTGTGTCCTCAGTGACGTCCATTTTACCATAGTCGCCAACCCTTTTCTCGAAGAAGTTTGTCTTTCCTTCTAGAGAAATGAGTTCCATGAAATCAAAGGGATTTTTAGAATTGAATATGGGCTGCTGTCCAATCTGTTTCAGCAGCCTATCAGAGACGTACTCGATGTATTCCGACATCTTTTGCGCGTTCATGCCTATGAGTGAACACGGCAGGGCGTCGATGATGAACTCCTTTTCGATCCCCACCGCCTCGCGCACGATGGCTTGGAGCACGTGTCCCGAAGGTTTGTGGCGGAGCATTTTGAACAGTTCCACGGCGAACTCCTGGTGCAACCCTTCGTCCCGTGAGATGAGTTCGTTGGAAAAGGTGAGACCTGGCATGAGGCCCCGCTTCTTCAACCAGTAGATGGCACAGAACGACCCAGAGAAGAAGATGCCCTCGACGCACGCGAACGCGAACAGGCGTTCCGCGAACGGGCGACCCTTGTCGAACCACTTCAAAGCCCAGTTCGCCTTTTTCTCGATGCACGGAATGGTGTTGATGGCGTTGAACAAGTGCATCTTTTCCTTTCCATCTTGAATGTATTTATCTATGAGTTTACTGTACGTCTCCGAGTGCACCATCTCGTTGTGGCACTGATAGGCGTAGAAGGACTTCGCCTCCGAAGACCTGACTTCGTCGGCAAAGTTGTTGTTGATGTTTTCGAACACGATGCCATCCGAACCCGCGAAGAACGCCAACACGTACTTCACGAATCGCTGTTCGTTCTCGGACAACCCTTTCCAATCCTCCATGTCCCGTGAGAAATCAATCTCCTCCGCGGTCCAGTTGGACATCTGCGCCTTTTTGTACAGACTCCACAGGTTTTCATATTTCAGCGGAAACAGGGTGAACGACCCCTCGTCGTCCAGCAGTGGTTCGTATTGGTCTTGAATGAAGTCCTCGAGGTCGAAGAAATTTCCCAGGTGCGTGCCATCCTTGAAAATCTGTGGGTACGCGTCAAATGCCCCACCACAGAGTTTCTCTAAGTCCACTTTTTCTATCATAATCTTTTCGTGGGTCAGCCCCTCGGACTCACACAACTCGACGGCGCGATCGCAATACGTACATCCCTCTTTTGAATAAATATGAATCCTCATCTGACACCTGAAGTATAATAGTTAAATATTTTTAATTGACCTGATAGTAAAGAAAAATGATCAAACTCACAGAAATACAAGTCGATGACATTGTCAAAGCTATAGTTAAAGAACACGACAACGACCTCGAAGAAGCGACGTACGGAGTGGTGCAGATGAACACAGGGCACGTCCTCGGCGTGCGCTACCTCAGTCAGACGGAGAAGATTTACAAGAACGCGTGCGTGTACGAGTTGGACCAAGAGATGACCGCGACCCCCTGCGAAAGTTTGTGCGAACACTATCCGACGGGGACGACGTTCGAAGATCTCGAGATAAAATGTTTAGGTTCGCCGTACTACGTCTTTTATGCCGAGGTTGACATTGAAGACGACGATAGCGAGATATGGGAGGACGACGGGAGCGACCTCGAGGACTTCATCGTTCCAGACGAGGACGTGAGCGAGGAAGAATCCTTACCAGAGGGCCATCGCGAGATCGACCGCGCGTGGGACATCTGGGAGCCCAGGAGCCCAGGGGCGCGAAGTTTCAAAGACACCGTGGACATGATTGAAATGCGCGCGAGACGAAGTTTGGATGAGCGTCACTTTGCGTCGTTTTAAAACATCAGCTCATTCAAATGTTGGCAGCTATATGGGAAGATTTAAACACGCTTCTCCAAAACAAACACAAAGAACACAAAGAAGAACATGAACACGCGGCAAATAACTACGAGTGCGTGGAGTGCAAGGGCACCAAGGTGATCGCCCCCGAGGGCTTGCCCGTGTGCACGCAGTGTGGTCTCGTGGACGACAAGTACATCTCCGACGTCGCGGAGTGGACCTCGGGCGTCTCCGAGGATGGGAAAGTCTCCGACCCAGCACGCTGTGGCGCCGACGCGCACGCGAACCCGAACCTGTACTCGTCGCAGTGGGGGAAGAGCACCGTGATCAGCACGTCCAGGGGATCGTCCACGTACAAGAATCGACGCATGGCGACGATCAACTTCCACATGGCGATGAATCACAAAGACCGAGGTCTGTACCACGCGTACAAGCAAATCGAGGAGGCGTGCGCGACCCTGCCCGAGGTGGTCATTCGAGACGCAAAGATGATCTACAAAACCTTCAGTGAACGAAAGCTGACCCGGGGTGCCGTGCGGCTAGGCATCAAGGCTAACTGCGTGTTGTACGCGTGTCGACTCGCCAACTACCCGAGAACGACCAAGGAAATCGCGGACATGTTCAACGTGCAGTCCAAAGACATCAGTCGCACCGCGGAGATGTTCAAGAGCGTGTTGTTGACCACGAACGAGGACAACGGCACCACGCGCCCGGTCGACGTCATGAATCGCCTCATCAACGGGTTTGAACTCGGAAGGGAACATCGCATCGCGTGCAATAAAATGTGCCGCGACGTGGAGGACTGCGTGGAATTGATGAGTAAGACACCAAACAGCATCGCATCTGCTATAATATGGATTGTCACCGGCATTGCAAAGGCTGATGTGTGTAAACAGTGTTCAGTGTCCGTGCCCACACTCAATAAAATAGAAAACATCATTCGAAAATACTTAGAGGCGAAAGCCGTTTAACTTGTAATGAAACTTTTTGTTGCTACACCATGCTACGGCGGTCTCTGTCTCGAGCGATACATGGCCTCTATGATTAAACTCCAGATGGAACTCATTCGCGAAGGGATTCAGATGTATTTCGACACCACGGAGAACGAATCGTTGGTCCATCGCGCGCGAAACGTGGCCGTCGGTCGATTCATGCAAAAGACTGACTGCGACTTTTTCTTGTTCATCGACGCCGACATCGATTTCGACCCAAAGTCCGTGGTTCGTCTTCTCCGGGCGAATCGCGACATCAGCGTCGCGTGCTACCCGAAAAAGGTCGTCATGTGGGACCAGGCCAAGGACGCCATCAAACAAGGGGACGACCGAGACATGGCCATGTTAAGCAGTTCGCTCGTCATCAATTTTGGTGCCCAACGTCGCTCGGTGGACAATGGCATGATTGAAATCCTCGACGGACCGACGGGGTTCATGATGATTAAGCGAGAGGCGTTCGAACGCATGCACGAACACTACGCCAAGGAGTTGGACTGCGTGAACGACCATCAAAACAGAGACTTTGACACGTACTGCGCCCTGTTCGATTGCATGATCGACCCAGTGACGCGTCGTTACCTGTCCGAAGACTACGCGTTCTGTCGACGCTGGCAACAGATGGGTGGTAAAATCTACGCCGACATTCAGACCACGCTCGGACACGTTGGAAACTTGCCTTTCAACGCGTGCATGGCAGAGAGGCTTAAGGCTTAGATTTGTTTTAATACACATAAGATGAGACTCGTCACTCTTCTCGTGACACGTTCGAAGTCATGTCACGTAAAAACCTTACACACCGTCATGAAGTTGAACATTCACTGCGTTCGTCGTGGATGGGCCAATGAAATCATGTTTTGCAACGACGACCCATTCAAAAAGGCGGAGGCTGTGCAAAAGTTGATGAAGATGTACGACCGCATCGTGTTCATCGATTTCGGCATCAACCTCGACGAAAAGACCATCGAACAGGTGTTCGAGACGCACGAAGGGTGTGGGTGCCTGGTGTTCCCCGCAGCCACGGAGGGCATCGATTGGGACATGTTCAAGAAGAAAGTGCTCGAAGACTCGCAGGAACCCGTGCATCAGATGGGCCTGCACTTCGACACCGAGGTGGGACAGAAAATTAAAGACGACCTGTACCACGTGAAGTCCACAAATCCCAGATGCTGGATGATGGTGTGCAAGACGGCGAAGAAAAAGTTGGGGGACACAAAGTTGACGAATTACGACAAAATGTTTGAAAAATTAAAGGACTATGGAGTTAAAATATACGCATGGACCGCGGCCCAAGTGGTGGCCACCTACGCCCACGAATGCATATCTAACATCATGAATGCCGCAGGCGTTCGCGCCACGGCATAAAGCGACGCCGCGTTTCTCGTGTAATGGACAAACACGTCATCGCCTATATTCACCAGGTCTGGGGATCGAGGGACCGTTTCCCCGGACCCCAGCCCATAAGCATCGAACGCAAACATTTCCCCACGCTCCGAAACAACGCGTACGTCGTGTGCGAGAAGACCGACGGAGAGCGGTACATGCTCGTGGCGACGCGATGGCAGGGGCGGAACGTGTCGGTGTTCGTGAACCGCTCGTTTCACATGTTCGAGACGAGGGTCAACCTTCCGAAAAACGCGTACGAGGGCACGATTCTCGACGGGGAGCTGTGCGACGGTGGCCTCTATCTGGCCTACGACGGCATCACGGTGTGTGGACGACCCGTCGGGCACATGAACTTCCTCGATCGCTACGAGATCATCGAACAGTGCATCAAGCGCATCGTCGCCATGAAATCCGACCCGTACCGGGTGCGTCTCAAGATATTTCACCCCCTCGCAGATTTCGAGACGTTTCAGAGAGAGCACCTGCCCCGGGTGCAACAGCGGGTCGATGGTCTCGTGTTCACCCCAGTGTACGAACCAGTGAAGATGGGCACGCACGAGACGATGTTCAAGTGGAAACCCAAGGACCACAACACCATAGATTTTCAAATGAAGAGGGACCCGTACCGCCCAGGGGTGTGGCGTCTGTACATCCAGGAGAAAGGGCAATTGGTCTACGAATCTGAGATTCACAATTACGAGGAACCGTGGTTCAGGGAAGACGCCATCGCGGAGTGTCAGTACATGACGGAAGACGTGCCCATGTGGTGGCGCCCCTTGAAGGTCAGGACAGACAAGACCCACCCGAACAATCGTCGAACGTTTTATAGAACTTTAGTGAACATAAAAGAGGACATACAAATGTCTGAGTTTAATACTATAGGATGAACAGAATTGCTATTGATATCGATGAAGTCCTCGTGCCTCTCCTAGACCCCCTCGCACGCTTTCACAGACGAAAGTTACCACAGCACGTCAACCACCCGTACGTGTTTAGAGACATCTTTAAATGCAGTGAAGCTGAATCACAAAAGATGATTCAAGAGTTTTATGATTCACGAGAATTTGCAGAACTTCGACCGATGAAGGATTCCCAGTACGTCCTCTCGAGACTGTCGAAGAAAAATACCATCTACGCCGTCACGGGTAGACAGGATTGTGTTCGACGGAAGACGGAGGTGTGGTTGAACA